AAGCTTGTCTGTGTATAAAAGTGGGGTCGTAACCCCACTAGCCCGGTCATTAAAAGTTGCCGGTACACAAGCATATGCTCTCTCTGACTGCATGTAATTACACTTGCAGATTTAAACCTTCGCTAACAAGCGAAGGCACCCATCGACGAACTAAGCGGGTTTGATACCGCTTGGCAGTTTTGTCGAGGTGATCCTTGTCACGACCCAGAAGGGGAGTGAGAAGGGACTTCAGCAAAGCAGCATAACCAGTAAGCTTATCCCGGGTTTTCACCGGTTTAAGCGCAAAGGTTCTTGTCAAGAACTGATGCGTGTCGCGGCACCACTTATGCGGTTCCACGGCTTCTTGCCGACTATGCCACCCGAATGAACCACTCTGCGAAGATACTAGCGGAAGGGCACTTCTTAAATACCCCTCCACAGTCTCTTTCAGATAGTTGCTCGTCGCGTACAAGCCTTGCATCCACAAGTGGTTGCTAAGCGAGACGAGATGAGCACAAACATTCGGACTTTCGTCGATTTGATGTGGCCAGTATCTAATGTAAAGCGGGGTTATATCAACCCCGTTAAACGCTTCGATACCACAGCTCTCTCGAAAGTTGCCTTCAAGAAAACTCTTCTTGACGTTGACTTTTAGGCCTACATCATGAAGCCACTCTACCACCTGGTGTGCGTGGTCCTTGTGTACGATTATATCGTCACCGTACACTCGGATCAGACGAGAAGCGCGCTCGATCGATCTTGTATCAGGTTTAATCCCCTGATTAAACAGAATGGCTGCGATGCCAACGACGGCAAAGCATACACTCTGAACAGGAAAGGTCGTAGCGTTACCCATTCCAGCGAATTTCCCCATCGCTATGTCTGGCCCATTATCAGAGCCAGTATACACGTGGGGCGATCGGCTATCCATCAAACACCCGTAAAAACGAGTGTGATGTCTGAATACTGACTTAACGAGCTTTTGGCTCAGTAAGTCGGACGCAGACTTTAGATCGATGGTTGCCCAATCGCCGGTTAGGGAGCCTTCCAGTGCAAGTTTTTGATTCTTGCTCTGGTCGGTAAGAGCTAAGCAATTACGTAAAATACGGCACTCAGAGATTGACTCTCGCAGTACCGTGTTGAGCCCCTGCTGCAGAAACTGCCGCAGAAAAGGTTCAACCGTAATCGTCCGCCTCGAAGAAGAATTCTTCAGGACGGAAATAAGCTTAGCTGATGCTCCTCGTTGCCTCGCCGGAACGACTGCTGCCGGCTGATAGCGGACTCTTGTCGAGCCCGAGCCCAGCCAGCGCGCTCTTCTTGAAGAACAACTTGACAATTGTCCTCCAAGATTCGAGCATTCCAGCGATAGTTCAAGGTTACCCAGAGGGAACGTAAGATTTCCCCAACGAGTGCATGGTTCCCCGTACTGAAGTCCCGGTTTTTGCCGGTCTCCAGAGTATAGCGGACCATGTCGTCGTACTTCACGAGTCGAGAGACCCGCGAAATCCGACGAAAAACACACGTTGGTTCTTCCGAACCATCTTGGTAGTAGACTGGAATCTCCAAGTCTACTATACAGAGCTGACCATTTCTGGTTGCCTCTATAACACTCTTGAACTGCGCCCGGGCCGTGTCGGTATATATGTTCATCTTCTAGATCCTTTTCGTTTAGGGTTTTGAGGATGGATAAACCGACAAGACCGATTTGATGGTCTTGCCAGTCAGTTATGTCAACTGAGTTGGCAGTCTCATCGCATCGGTAAAACTCGTCTACCGCTTTCTGATGAAGAAGTTCTTCATCTTCTTGTGATAGGCGCGTTTTCTTAAAGAATAAGAGAAACGTGTGAACGTCCCTCAGTGGCCCATATTCTATGGGTTCTTTAAGATGCCCGGTATAAGGATCGAACACTTCACGTAGCATACCCTGTAAAAATACAGGGATTGCTCCCCCTCGGATCTTCTTAAACCCGAGAGGACAGGTGAACCGTTTCTCGACTAGTCCCCTTGTAAGGGCTTCATCGAGTCGCGGTAAGGTCAGAGTTAAGAACTCTGATCCCTCGTGTTCTATCCTACGCTTAACCGTTTCGAGATCGCGGTTAAGGCCTTTCACACCAGGATTCAACCTCATAAAATCAGATATGAGGTTGTCTAGGAGAGCTATCGGACTTTTCATCGTCGCTCCTTTGGAGTTATCGATTCCGAGTCCCGCTAGCTGACTACCGCCTCAATTGGCGATAGTGTTAGTTGACGGAGGGTTGTCTTTTGTAAGACTCCCCTTGCTGCTCAAGTCTAAGACGTGCGAACAACCTCCCGCAAAAGCCAAAAAGGCCAAGAGGGAAGTGATAAGCACAACTCGAGCGGCCCACGTAATAAACAGTCCAACCGTGTAGGCGTCATGGGTATCCATAAGTAGAGTACTCCTATGAGAGAGTACCCTGCCCGGATACCCTCACTTGTGAAAACAAGTGGGCAACGCTTTACGACTGGAACTGGATAAGACGTGCCGTTGTCACCTCTGAATCGTCTCGGAAATCCGTCAATGCTTTCGCCAACGCCACAAGTGCGGCGTCGGTAAAACCAAAGGCGGGACGGACGATTGTCATAGACACAGAAGCAACTTGCTTTTGCGTCAGACCCGTATAAGGGTTGGTAGCGTTCAAGCTCTGCGTCATCTGGACGTAGTGCTTGTCGCCCCCTCCCTTCGGCTTCGAGTGGGTGATGGTAACGGTATAACCGTTACCACCAGTATCCACTCGCTCCGACCCATACCCATCCGACTTGACAACAGCCAAGACGAGAGCTGGGGTGGGTGATGCGGCTGCAACGGTGACAGGATCAACTAGCATAGGGACGTCTCCTTGGTAGGTAATAAATTACGAACGAGGTCGGAATGACCCCGCTCTAGTATTGTCAATACGCTGAGCTAAGATAGCTCCCAGGATTGACAGCTGGTAGGGAGTCAGTGACTCCCGGATCGTAGTTTCTCTCACATCAAGGACCTTGCTCGCATTATCACGAATTTGACATTCGTACTCAAGGATAGACGTGTGACGATTGTTAACACCTACTCCGGTGTTACTAATCTGCACGTTATCCTTACTAATGCGAGTGAAGATAGGGCTAGACGAACAAAACTCAGTGATCAGACGGCCACGCAAATTAGTGGTCATCAGACCCCAGTTGATCAGTAGCGGATCATGGTTAATTTCTTCGATTAACTCGATGTAATTACCCAGACCCGTAAACCAATCAACCAGCCATGTCCACGGAACGATGTTATAAACGTCCGTGAAACGTGGTATGAGTCCAACTTGGTCAGCAAAGAAGCGCTGGCGAAGATGGGGAGTGTTGATAGGCGGAAAGTCGAAAGTCGCATTTATCACTAAGCGCGACTCCCACTCTCTTTCTATCCGACTGAACGTTCCTCCACCGGGTTGGTTGAGGAATTCTTTGTCGTCCACTTCATATTCGAAGCCCGAGACTCCCGAGGCTCCCGAGATACCAGATCTCGTGGTGCGCCAAGTTGACGGCTTCCCGGATCGACGTATAAGAAGATTCATCTTCTTACTTATCTTTTCAGGAAGCTTAGTCAAGTCAGAGAGATCCTTATAAAGCTGCTTCCACCCAAAGTGAAAACTTAAATATTCACTAGGGACGTTTTGTGCAGCATTGCTTGCTAAGTCAAAGACTTTTGCTCGCGTTGCCGGACTAGACGACAGGGAAGACCACAGCTTCTTAAGGTCGTCCATTGTTCTCTTAGCAGAGACGATGGAACGAGGTAAATCCTTAAGCTCAGCCACATTACGCGCAAGGCTGTAAGACCGTGAAAACGGCGATACAGTCTTGAACATAGAGATTGCATTGCGGGCAGAAATTTCCCGACATAGAGCAATCTCAGATGTGGTAAGTGCATTAAGGGTACCCTCTGACAGAGTAGACGCATTGGGCGTGTATCGATCTCTGATGATCTCTTCAGTCCCCACCTCGTAGTCAGGTATACCACCTGCTGCTTGGCATTGAGGATCAACGGGAACACCAGTAGCGTAACGATACTCGCGATCTACCCAACGATGAGTCCGTTCGGGAGAGAACAAGGTTGACTTGAAAAACTCAAGTTCACCTTGGGAACTCCCTATAAGTCTCGTTCGTCGAGTAGTATCTTTGAGCTTATCCGGGAGTGCGACTTGGCGCGTGAGCGCTTGGGTCTGCCACTCTGGGAGATCCGTGATGTTATGAACTAAATTCGGACTTGAACAGAAGGCTAAACCTTTATAGTTTGCCAACTGGCTCCAAGTATCCTTATAATAGCTCCTAACACGACGCCTGGGCCCTTGATTGAGCACAGACGCCGTCGCACGATACTTCGTGCGATTCACGGCCGTAATTATACCAGGTGCGACTTTAAACCTTGCCGTAGGATCGATCGCAAAAGCGAAAGACTGCGCCAAAGAATAAGGAACCAGCTGATATAAGAACGACTCAAAACCAACAGCGTCTTTCTTCAGTGTATCATACCGATATCTATATAATTTATAGAGATCCATCCCTTCAGGTAGACCGCGGCTATCTCTAGCCGTGAGTTGTGTCTCAAGGGTTATCGGCATGGCACTGAACTCCGCTGGTGTGAAATAGGCAGTTCTCGAAGTAATATTCCGAGAACGAACGGACACAAGTGTCCGGGACACCCCTGTGAAGGGGTGTC